GCCTCGATCATAACAAGATCTCGGCTGACCCTCTGGTCCCGGCACAAAATCAGAAGCTGCGCGCCAGTATCTACCTGGTGGTTGATCAACCAGTAACCGGTTACACCCCGGTCGATCTTGAACAGATCGCCGCGGGTTTCCTGGCCTGGTTTACGGCTAGCACCAACGCGAACCTCAAAAAGGTCCTCGCGGGCGAACCGTAACACGGCGCAAGCCGTGCGACTCTGAGCAGCACATTGGCCTGGATCTGAAACCCCCTCATTGAAGGAGGCTAGATGAAAAGCCTTGTGCCTTACGTGACTAACATGCTCGCAGATGCGCGCATGTGGTGTGGTGCAAACACCCATCGCGATTCGGAAACGATCGCGAAGCGTGTCGAACACGAGGGCCTTTCGTTTTTGACGATCGGCCTACCATCTTTCTCGAGCTCCTTTCTACAGGCGCTTGAGCGAGGATGGATCGACTCCACTGACTTTCCCGGCTTTCGCCGAGGGAAGCAGAGGTTTCCCCTCTTTTTGAGAGGTCTCCTTTGTCGTGTGTTCGACGGGCGTACTGGTCTCGTCCTCGACGACCCGGATTCTTTGGCTATCTATTGGATTCAGCAAATATGCTGTGCCTTTAAGAAGCTGGAGGCGGATTGCACCCTTGAAAGAAAGGAGCAAGCCTATGTCCGGTTTGAAGAGTGTGAGAATGAAGTTCGAGAGTGGTCTACACACGTTGAGCCTCGTCTTCTTGACGATTTTCGCTTGTGTGCTGCTACTCTTTTTGGCACAATACTCTCAGATATCGATCGAAAGATCTCACGTCTGGAACACGTACCAAAACATGGTCCTGGTTCAACGGCTGATAAACTCACAGCCAACGCCAGATACTGGCAAGTCGAGTGGGCCGAGAGGCTCCAACCCTTCTTCCCAGCTGATGCCTTCATCTCCCCAAACCTGGGAGAGTCCGGCCTCAGCCATGTGGACTTCATCGAACCTGGGCGTGAGCGACCCGTTAGGGTAGTTCTAGTCCCTAAAACGTTGAAGACGCCACGAGTTATAGCGATTGAGCCGGCTGCCATGCAATACGCACAACAGTCGATTCTTGAGCTTCTCGTGCCTGCCCTGGAGAAAAAGTATCCCAGGACTCTTGGTTTCACCGATCAAACGGTTAATCAAGTTAGGGCGAAAGAGGCCTCACGGTCGCGGGTGCACTGCACCTTTTGACCTATCGGAGGCTTCCGACCGCGTTTCCAATCTGCTCGTCCATATGCTTCTATGCTCGGCGCCGTCCCTTCACGGGGCGGTCCAGGCGTGTCGCACTAAACGGGCGGACGTACGAGGTAAGGTCATTGACCTCGCCAAGTTCGCGTCTATGGGTTCTGCTCTATGTTTTCCAATTGAGGCTATGGTCTTCTTGACCGTGCTTCGCATGGCGGACTGTAAGAGCAGACGTGTCAGTGCAGGGTCCCGGGTTGGTCTTTCTGACTTCCTCCGGAATACCTCTGTCTACGGGGACGACTTAATCTTCCCCGCAAGACTTGCACCCCTATCAGCTGATTTTCTCACGACCTTCGGGTTGAAGGTGAATCAGCACAAGTCTTTCGTGAAGTCCAACTTTCGAGAGTCTTGTGGTGGCGACTTCTTCAATGGTATACCGGTCAAACCGGTGTACTATAGGAGGATACCAGAGATGGCATCGCCGCGTGATAGGCGTATCTCGCTTGTGAGTCTCGTGTCCACACGCAATCAGCTTTATGAGGCTGGTGCGTGGAGTACGGCAACTTTCCTCGACGGTAAGATTCGGAAATTAATCCCGTTTCCCAACGTTCAGGATGATTCCCCAATTGTCGGACGTAAGTCCTTCTTGGGTTATTCGGTTGACCGATACTCTCCGACACTACACCGGCCTGAGGTTCGCGGTCTTACGATCGCTCCTCGGAGTCCGGATGATAGCTTGGATGGTTACGGTGCTCTCATGAAGTATTTCCTCAAACGGGGCGAAAAGCCACGTGAAGAGGGACATCTTCTGAGGTACGGACGTCCGCGATCCGTTCACACCAAGATCGCGTGGGCCAC